ATTAGTATGTGGGTTTCCACACCTTGTTAGGGTATCAACTTATACTTTCTTGCTAGGGCCAGGTGCAATAACCATTGGTGCTTGCTCTAACCTTATTGTCTGTGCAGGTGCTGCTTGAGTTGCTTTCTCTATAAGCATCTCCATATCTTTCTTAGATATGTTTGCTGAACCACCACCAGCAGAAGCGTTTTTATTCTTCGCTGTCTGGATGCCGAAGCTAGCCAAAACTCCTGTGAATACTGAAGCGATAAATGTCGGATCTATATTCTTTTGTGGAAAGTTTGGAATAGCCACATAGTTTAAAGTTAGAATCCCACCAGACCAAATCAAAATTCCAAGTCTCACAAAAGTTGAGAAGATTTCCATCTGCTCTTCTTTGTCATGTGAGAACTCTTTTAATTTAGCGAAGGGGCCTTTCTTTTTGGTCTCTTCCTTTTTTACTTCTTCTGTCATGAAATCAATATAATATCTAATGTATATATTGATTTACACCATTAGAAAGGTGATGTTGGAAATGAAGGTGGTGTTTGGTCTGCTTGTCTTGTTGGTGCGTCAGCTTCTGGTGCTCCAAACTTAGGTATGTCTAATCCACCAAGTGCTCCACCACCTATATCACCAAGACCACCTGGCATTACTGACTCCATCACTTTACTTTTGATGTTATCTATGATGGCATCCTTACGAATGAAGACGTATCCACCTAGACCAAGAATAGCAAGAGATACCGCACCCGATGCGATAGCAATTGCGTTTACAATTTTTTGCATGATTCTAGAATATACTATTCTTTCATATTATACATCATGAATAGAAAAACGGCAAATGCTAATACTACCTCTCCTAATATCATTGATGTTGATGTTAATATTCCTAATCCCATTTGTTATGATAATAAACCTAAAGAACCTGCAGTTACTCCCACTGCCAAGAAAAAACTAAATTCCACCAAGTCTCTTGTACCTGGTGGAATTGCATTTATAATTGTTGATATGAATATCATGATATCACATACTGCCCTGCATTAAGTGCAGTGTAGCAGGCTAATATTACTAGAAAAGTGACTTGAGGCATAAAATTAAAACTCCGATCATTGCTAAACGACCATTTACTTTTTCGGCATACTTCCAGTAGGGGTGAGAAAAATCCATTATGCTCCTGATGGTGCATAGACTGGTTGTGCTGCTCTAACACCCTTTCCTCCTTGAAAATCATCGTCATCATCATCGTTTGCTCTAAGAACTAATTCTGCTAGAACTAGTATCCCAATTGGGTATAAGCACCATATGATGGCTGTGGATGGTGATATTTCTGAAACTGCTTGAAGTTCGCCCATGTAAATTTATGTTACAGTAATTATTTAGTTTTGTAAAGTTTTATGCAAAAACACTAGTAAAAGTGCTTGTTCCAAGTGCCAACATAAAAATGTATGGCACTACTTTAAATGGCACTGGATGTCTTTTCATTATACGAAACCTGGTATGATTTGACCTGTTGTTAAGTAAGCACCCAATCCTGCGATGATGCCAAGCATTGCGAGTCTACCGTTAAGTTTCTCAGCAACTACCTTTTCCTTTTCAATTTCTTTTTTCATTTAGAAAATACCTGGTATGATGTTTCCTGTTGTAGCGTATGCTCCTACTGCTGCTACGAAGCCAAGCATTGCTGCCCAACCGTTAAATCTTTCTGCTTCTGGTGTCATGATTGAATTACCTTTTTGAATTGTGAATTGTGATTGAAATTTCATCTAAGTCTCCTTAGAAGATGCCTGGTATTATCCAGCCTGTAAATCCGTAGTTAACCACGGCTGCGAACAAACCCATCATCGCAAGACGACCATTCATTTGTTCTGCTACTTTCCAGTAATTACCTTGCATTAGAAGATACCTGGAATGATTTGCCCTGTGGTGGCATAAGCACCAATAAGTGCAACGAAACCAATCATTGCCATCCAGCCATTAAATCTTTCTGCTTCTGGTGTCATTAGAATACTCCTGGTATGATTTGTCCTGTTGTTAGGTAAGCACCTAAACATGCAATGATTCCAATCATTGCCCATCTTCCGTTTTGTAATTCAGCGTTTTCGTTCATTGTTCTTAGATTATAGGGTTAGAATAGAGCGATAGTTAAGAGACCTTATCTCTTAAGCTATGCCTGGTATGATCCATCCGAAGACGGTGTAGTTAAATACAGCAGCAACTAAACCGATCATCGCAAGACGACCATTAGTTCTCTCTGCATTTTTCCAATATCCTTCGTAGTTTTGTTCTACTTGGACTGGAGATTCAATACTGAAAATGTTTTGTCTTCCGCCAGATTCAGTAGTTGTGTAACGTGAAATGTTACGTGTTGATGAACTCATGTTAACTTATGTTAAGTATTGTTACATAATTATATAGCAAATATAAAGTTTCTGTCAAGCCCCCTAGGTGTGGGTGTCCTCACCTAATAAAAAAGACTCATATGTACCATAAATTTTACTTATTATCAAACTGTATCGTAGGTGACATACCTAAAAGGTATAAATACTGTCAAGGAAAATAGTGCTCTTTACTCATGAAAAAATTATTTTTAATCTTAGGTATCTTTACGTTAGGCGGGACTGCTGCACGTGCCGATATCACACATAAGATGACATCCTCTTTCCAATTGACCACAAACGCAGCTGCAACACAGGTTGAGAGAATTGGATCCACATACACAGTATCTGGATCTGGTGTGACCATGGATGTTGGTGGTGGTAACTCTGCTGATAATAATGTTGGTGGACTAGGTACACTCTCATCAGGCGTTGGTCAGGGATCTATTGCTACAGCGACCCAGACAAGTGCAGGGGGTGCGTTCAGCTTTAGCCAGTCATTCATCCAAGGTGACGTAATTGAAACTACAGCACCAGCAGTAGGTGCAGTTAGTGACTACTCTAGTCAGGTATCTACTGGTGTAGGTAGTGGAACTGGTACAGGTACTGTAACATCAGCACATGCGGTAACAGCAGTTGGTGGTGGAAGTGGTACATCAAGTATAGGTCAGTTCGTAACTGAATTAAATATCAACTGATGAGTGATGCGTATAAGACTTTTGTTATGTACGCTAACCATAGGGTGGGTTAGTCCTACCCTCGCTGTGCCCGTGGTGCCAAATTTTACACAGGGCAGTATGACTTCGGTGACAACCCAGACTGTCACTACAAATGAGACCATAAATAGTATGGATTATGCTACAGGCTGGACGTATTCGGTCAGTGGCTCAGGCGTAGAGATAGAAGAGGGTACAACTATATCACCCGACGTGACTACTACACAAACTAATACCAATAATGGTGTGACTTCAACATGGACTGGACTAGATTTATCAACCGCAAACAAACCAAACTGGAAACAGAGCGAGGCAGGAGCCGCGTTCCAATTCACAGAGCATTATTCAGGACCAGGTCTTCAGACTCACACGATAATACAGAGAGAAACCACCGTCCAAAGCGTCACAGAAAGTACAAGCATATTCTCAAATTAGCGGGTGCATTAGCAGTATCTACTGCTACATGCTTACCTTCATATGCAACAGACGTAGGTGGTGTATCAGCGACAGCAAATCCAGTCGCGAATTCTTCAGGCTCAGTGACCAACCAGGCGATACAAGTTTTACAAGGTCCATATATTACAAACACATATGGTAATGGTGTTCAATGTCAAGGTGCTACCATGAACATTACACCGTACATCACAGGAACAGGATCATTCAAGCGCCCTTTTGAACACACCTATATGGATCCCGTATACGATGTTCATGATGCAGATGATGATGGTCAGATTGATAATCCAGGTAGCATACTCTACTATGTTCCTACAAGAACTGGACAGCAAGATGGATATAATTTATCAGCAGGTTTATCTGCTACATGGTCAAGACCTTTAGATAAAAAGGCACAGAAACTTTGCATAGAAGCAGCAACAGCACAAGTAGCATATCAAGAACAACTTACTTCCAATAAGAGGCTCGACTTTGAACTAGCGCGTT